AAATTAGAAAGTAATTTATTTTATAATGAAAGATTTTTATATCCCCAGATTGTATCTAATTCCGCTCGCCAGTTTCATCAGTTAAGAGACGCAGAACAAAAACAAATGTATGTCCCTCGTGAAGTTTATTCGAGTGGTGGAGAAGCATTAGCACCAGACGCGACCGCATCTCTAAAATATGAGGGCAGAGGTCAAACTAATAATTTAGCGGGTCATCTATTCTGGCAAGGATGGCGATTGAACCGAGGAGAACGAGTAGGCACGAAGGGGATAGACTTACATATGAACGCTCTGGACACAGCGGGGACGGGACAAGGTTTAACGACTGGGACTTATACTCAATATTGTTATCTCGAAGTATCGAGAAACGCTACTATTCGCAACGGACAAGTTGATGTTTTCTTCACATAAACCAAGATGGATAAAACATTTTTTTTTATTAATTATATATAAACCATAATGACATCTTTATTATAAATTAAGGGCAATATGGTTTATTTATTTTTCGCAATTTTTAATCTTACAAAATTAAAATATAAATCTAATTATATAACAAATGAATAGAGAAAAACTAACAGATTTAATTAAAGAAGCAAGACCGAATATAAAAGACAGCACTATTAAGATGTATGTGGGTAATCTTATGAAACTCATGAAGATATTTAATGAAGATAATTTAAATTTCTTAAAAGATATAGATCAAGTTAAAGAAAAATTAAGTGAAAAACATTTCACAACTCAGAGAAATTATTATAATTCGATTATAATTTATCTTATGACTAAGAAGGATAAAAAAATCGTTGAAGAATATAATGAAATTAGAGATGAATTAAATAAAAAATATATTGATGATAATTCATCTGGTATTATAAGCGATAAACAGAAAAATAATTTCGTAGAATTAGATGAGATAAAGAAGATGATAAAGGATATATCTAATGATTTAAATATACCTAAATTAAAAAAGAAATCATCTATCTCCAAGAAAGAAGAGAATCTCCTTATGGTTTATGTTATCTTAAATATCTTGATAAGAATACCTTTAAGAAATGATTTATCTAACATGATATTATTAAAGAAAACTCAATATAATAAATTATCGAATAAAGATAAAGAAGATAATAATTATCTTGTAATGGAGAAGGGATTATTAAAATTCATCTTGAACGATTATAAAACGAGTAAAAAATATAAAGAGAAGATTTTAAATATTCCAAAAGATTTAGAAAAAATCCTTCGTATGTATATCAAGAGAATGGATTTTAAAGTTAATGATATTATATTCCCTCTCTCTCGTAATGGATTATCTCAATTACTTATTAAGACATCTAAAAAATATTTAAATAAAAGTATCTCTACAACCATGTTAAGAAAAATAGTCGCAACTGATTTATTAGGTGATGTTAAGAAAGCAGAAAAAGAATTATCTAAAAAAATGGGGACTGATATATCGACTATAAAAAATGTTTATGTTAAGGATGAACAAGACTAAATAAATAAAGGTTTAATATATTCATTCTTAATCGCTACTAATAATTTATATTCATCTTTTCCTCTATCGTTTCTCCCTCCCCATTTAATATCTACTTCATCTTTATTATATTCCCAATAATAAAAACCTTCCTTACCCCATCCATCGTTAATACATCTCCATAAAAAGAAACATCTTCCATCTGGATTATTCTTCAACCATTCTATCCCCTCTTGTATCTTACCTCTCTCAAAATATAAATCGGGATACTGACCGAACTTACATCTCCTCGTCTTTAATTCTACTTTAAAATTTTCATTATAAAAATCGAATTTAGCAAATTTATCCCCTTCATGTCTCGTATTAGTTAAAGGACCATAAACATATTCCAGATATTTCTTAGAACTATCTTCGCTATCAAATCCAAATTTTAAATCTTCTTTTAATTTTCTATTCATTTTATAAACTTACATAGAAAAAAAATCCAGAGAAATAAACGAAGTCTTAATCGAAACTAATGATGAATGAACCGAATTTAATCTTACATTCATAATTAGATGTCTTAATATTTAATTGTTTCTTAATATCTATTTCTCTCTGAACTAATGGAGATATCTTACATTCAATCGTATATAATTTAAAAGGGTCATTCATTAATTTTCGATTCGCTTTTCTCACGATAGGTATATCTCCATGAATAGAATTTAATTTCGCTTCTTCATATAATATTCTTCTACTTGTAAATAATGAATTCTTTATACAAAAATTACTATCACAATAATGGATAATTTTTTTCGCTCTTAATATCTCTTCATTTTTTTCTTTAATTGATATAGTTTTTTTAGGATTAGGTGAGGTTAAAAATTTTCTTAATTCAGTAATATCTTTAATCTGTAATGAATTATCTGGATCAATAAAAAGATAATCTGTCTTAGATAACATATCCCAGAGAGTTGTAGCGACTTCATATTTATTATTTTTTATAGAGACGCCGATACATATATCGAATTCTTTAACATATTCTAAGAGGTCTTTTTTAGAATGTGATTTATGGATTATCGTATTATTCTTCGGCATTCTTTTTTTATATTACTTACATAGATTTTATTTATATTTAATTAATATAACGCTAATGAGTGATAAAATGAAATCTTCTGAACTACGCAAACTTGTAAGGATGTTTAATAAGAGAAGCAAAATTACTATCCCTAAGGGATTAAAGGGACAAGGAGAAATGATTAAATTTTTAGAAAAACACGGGACGATAAATCACGAGAATAAAGTATTTCTCCCGAATACGCAAGACATGGGTAAGCAGATAAGATTAGCGGATTATGATAAAATGTTTCCACCTAAAACAGAAGCACAGAAAGCAGAAGCAAAGAAGAAAGCAACAGAGAGAAAGGGAGCAAGTGAGATGAACATGGTGAAGACATTAGAAGGTAAAGGATACAAGATTACTAAACCTAAATCAGCAGAGAAGAAACCTACGCCAGCACCCAAGAAACCCGTAAAGAAAGCACCAGCGAAGAAAGCAAAGGCAGACCAATTTAAACTCGATAATGAAGCATTAGAAAAGGCAAAGACACGCAAGAAAGAAGCGATACAGAAGAAAGTTAAAGAAGCACAAGCGAGCGGTAAAGTATCTGACGCTGACTTCATGAAGCGTCCCGGGTTTAAATGGATATTAAAGAAACAGACAGAACTATATAATGAAATAATTAAATTAAATAAGCAGAGAATATCTGGTAGTCTTGATGAAGATAAGATGGATGATATGATTGATAAATTATTCGATAAGATAAATTCTGAGACATCAAAAGAATTAAATACAAAGATAAACGAAGATAGCATGGTTTTTAAATTCGGTAGAGGCACAGCGAGAACAGATGAATTAATAAAGAAAAAGTTGAAGAAAAAGATGGATGAAGCAAATACATTAAAGAAGAAACCAGCAAAGAAGAAAGCATCAGCACCAAAGAAGAAAACAAATTTCTTACCAAAACAAACCTTTAAAGAAATAGTCGCCAATTTAAAAAAGAGAACAACTGATACAGCGACAGACGAAGATGGAGATAGGATATATTCTGATAATACTCTTAAAACATTAAAAGAGATATTCGCTATTTATAAAACTCTCCCTTATAAATTACATAAAGACCCAGAATTATATGATTTAATAGATGATATCGCTGGATACAGAGGAGATGAAGCATCTAAATATAATACATTTTTAAATCAGATGAAATCATACGCAAAGAAGAAAAAAAACTAAAAGGAGATGGTGACGCCTTAAAGAACCCGAAGGGAACTAAGATATTTATAGAAGGAAGTGGAGGACCAACTCCTACTGGATCAACGACTAAATCTTTTTCTACTTTTAAACTCATGTGGAATTCGATGGGATATAATGTTAAGGAATTAAAGAAATATAAAAAACCTTAAATTTTTAGTAATTGTTTTTATCGTGTGTTATTATGATAAAGTAATTTTATAATAAATCAGTTTTTATCGTAGGATTTTAAAATTATGAGGTATATACTCATAAAAAGTATTATAAATCTATTATTATGGGTATAATTGATATAAAACTCTCTATATTATCACTATAAATCTAATATTATAGTGATTATAGAAATAAAATTATAATTTTATTGTATTTTTAGACCATAAAGGACACTATTTTAGATTAAAAAGGACTAATTACTCATTATTACTCTGTTTAAATGTCGTTTAAGGACATTATATTAGATTAATATACCATATTGACCTTATATATTAATTGTTATAGGCATTATGGTTTATTATCTTGTATTATTATATAAATGAGACATCAACTCGATACCTTTTTAGCGTTATGGTTTATATTTAAGAAATTAAAATTTTATATGTATATAGTAAAGATGATTCATAAGGATATCATATATAAAAACCTTTTAATGATTAATCGTTTAGAGATAAATAAAGATATGAGAGATATAATAAGGATGGAGTATAAATTCTCAGTATTAGAGAAAAAATATAAATTAAACTATGATAACATGATTACACATCTTAAATATTATATCTTTATTAATAAGAAGATAAATAAGAAACATAATAGAAAAGATACATTATTAAAGAGTATTAAATTTTTCGATTGTTAATCCCATCTCTCTTCATCGCTTTCACTTGTAAAATATATTGATCCAACATCATCAATATCATCGGGGTCGTAAGTATCATAATCCTTGAAGATATAATTTAAAATAAGAATAGTAATCATTTTATTAATCTCCATATATAAGATAATATATTTTATTTTTTCTTTATCTTATTCTGTAATATTTCTTCTATTATAGAATTATCTAAAACCTTATTCCTTTCCACTCGATAAACTACACAGCAACCATCACCAACAGAAGAGAGGGACTGGTCGGGGTCGTGTATAGATGTTTTAATAGATGAGATATTTATATCATTCGTTATCGTGAATTGTATAGGACTATCAACAGAAAAGAAATAATCTCCATCTCCATTCTCTTTATTCACTACGGCGATAATAGGTAATTTATCTCCGCTGTCTTTTCCTCCTACATATTTCTGTCTTTCATGTAAGACTAAATCAGAGCGAATACAATAATAAGGTCTCACCATTCTCCTCGGTAATAATTCACCCGTCACTACTATAGATGAAGTAGTTTCTACAATAGGAGGATAAATAGCATATGAAGATAATCTCGCTGGTTGTTTCGCAGTTCCTCCCGTTTCCCCGGGTTTCTGATTC